GCTCGCAACGCCCGCAGAAAAGTTCAAAAACAAGTAAACCGCACCGCAGCTCTCGCCAACGCTACAGCCACCGCCGACAAGGGCGACCGCAGTAATTCCGGCGTTCCACCAAAAATAGTCACATGTGTATGTGCTACTGCTGCCACCTATTGAATTGACAATGCGTCCGAATCTGCTTGACTTCGTTCCTTTCTGCCAACCGTTGCCGGATGATGCGAATGTGATTCCGACCTTTTCAAAGTCCTTTCCGGTCAGATTGTATGGAGGTGTCATTTTCGCAAGAATTTCTCCTCCGACCATCAACAGACCGTTGATTCTATCCCAACGGTTGCCCCACCATTTTTCAATGTAGAACACTTTGACCTCATGGGTCGTGTCCTTATAACCGAAAAACTGTCCTTTGTTTGTCAATGTTCCGGTCGCAAGGTGTCCGTAGTTCTGTGATGCGTCGTTCACATATCCGGATGTCTGCCCCTGTCCGAACGCTGTCTGTGAATTGTCTGTCTTTGACATAATCTTGAGCATACAATCCAACAAGTTTCTTTTGCTCCATGAGCCGATGTTCCAACCGTTGCCGTTCGCTTTTGCTCTTGTAATTTCTGTCGATGCGTTTGTATTGTACATGAGCGTCTGTCCTGCAAGAGAACGGATGCGTGTTCCGTCGTATGAACCGCCGAACATCGGATAATAGAGTTTATCCGCATGTGAGCCGTCCTCTCTTACATACGCATCGTCGTTGTACGATTCATCATACTGGACGTTTGAAATAATCATGTACTCATAGTTTCCGATTTCAAACTGTGAGAGCCAAATTTTGCCCTTGTCACCGCTGCCATCGAAAACACTCATTGCATTTCCTCCGTATGCCGTGTTTGTGACATCGGATGCCGTTGTTCCGTCCGCTTTCTTTGTGTGGTCGTTCGGGTCAAGTTTATAATCTTCTGTACCGTCATATCTGACCATTGCCGGATAGTTGTTCTTTACAAAAAAGACATCTCCCCAGTCTCCGAAATCAAATGCTCCGGTTGAATAGTTCATCGCAGCAGGTGTCATTCCCACCGCATCGAAAAGGTATGTGCAGCGTGTCGCCGGATTGCTGTCATTTTTATTGATTTTCAGTCCGTAACGCTTTACTCCCTTTACTCTTACATCCTCCCCGACTGCTGCCAGTATTGCGTTTGTATTCGCATAGGTGCGGTCGAGTGTTTCTTTGTCTGCTACTTTTACAATTACGTCTCCGCTTGCCATGTGTTAAGCCTCCCTTACAACAATATTCCCGTCGGTCATTCCAATCTCACACGCTTTCCCTGTGACAGAATCAATCACGACATTCATTCCGGCAGCTATGCCGTCACACGCCTTTGCTGCCTGTTCTGCTTTGCTCGCTGCTGATTCCGCTTTCTTGACCGCTGCATCCACTTTCGCCTCTGCCTCTGTCTGTGATTCTGCATCCCTTACCTGTGACGCTAAAATATAGCCATATCCCGCCAGTCTGTAATATTCTTTACCTTTTTTCGATGTCACCTTTGTCGTTTCGACCGTGACCTCCTCGCCATAAGATACCGAACCGCACACTCTCCCGCTTTCATCGGGTTCACTTCTGATTCTCAACACGCCTTTTGAAATCGGTGTTACTTTCTTGTAAGTCATGCTCAAGCCTCCCTTATCGTCAAAATCCCGTCCTCAATCGAGAGAACGCAGGTCTTTTTTGTCACTGTGTCAACCATAGTATTGAGACCGTCCACAATGCCCTCACATGCCTTTGCTCCTGCGGTTGCGGATGCTGCTGCATCGCTTGCCGTCTTTGCTGCACTGTTCGCACTGTTGGTTGCCTCCGTCATGTTCTTGCTGAAATTGTTCACGGTGTTCATGTACCCCTGTGTCAATTCCAGTATTTCCTCATAACGTGCATTATTGACGATAATCGGCAAATCAAAGAATTTGTTTTTACCATCTCCCTGTCTGACTAAATAATGACCGGATGTGTCAATTTCAACTCCGACCTCTCTTTCCTTGAGAATCAGTGTGTCCTCAACCGCTTTCCAGTCTGCCGTTGTTCCGGTGCATGGTCTGATTGCTGCCATCTGTTCAACCTCCTTGCCCCGTGATTATGGAATATATCACACAATCACGTTTTTGTGTTCGTTTCGCCGTCTGTTTCCAGTATCGTGGAATTATACTGCTAATTGTCGGGAGGTCGGCGTTCCTCCGTCGAAATCAACGCCCTCATTTGCCCGTCTGACCTGTGGCGTTGCTCCATCAATGAAAATCGGTGTCACGGTTCGCAGGTATGGTGTTTCGCCGTCACAATCAAGATACATGCTCGAATATAACGCCTCGGCACGGTTGAAATAGTCCTGTACACTCTCAAGGATTTTCTCTGCGGATGCAAGCAGGGAATTTTGAATCGTGTCATCAATATCCTTTTTGTCCTGCTCGACCTGCTTCTTTGCTGCCTCAACTGCCGACTGCATCTGCGACACTTCCTGTCTGATCTGCGTCGCCGTGTTCAGTGTTGCCTCAAGCTGCTCTTGATTCTGTAACGCATCCTCTGCCCTGTCCGTGACCTCTTTGCAGTCCTTTGTCGCCTGTTTGGTCGCTGTGGTCGCATCCTCGGCGTTCTTGACCGCCTGTGAGGTGTCCTGCTGCCTCTGTTTCTCCTGTTGGATGCGGGTGTTCTCATTTTCCTGTCGGGTCTTTTCCGCTGCTGCTCTTTCGCTTTCTGCCTTTACCCTTGCATTTTCTGCGGTCACCCTCGCCGATTCCGCTTTTTTGACCGCTGCATCCGTGTTGTCAATATTCTCAATATGCCCCTTGATTCTGTTCTCAAGGTCTGTGAACTCATTTGATGACAGGATTGCATTTTCATTTCTCTGTGACTTCTCAATCTCCATCGTGAACGATGCAGATGTGATAATCTGTGAATCATCGCTTGTCCGGATTTCGATGTCGCAATACGCCATTCCGGAGGCTGCAAGTGCTTGATTTGTCAGTTCGACCGTCACATCCGAACTGGAATATGTACATGTGTTATACACATGTTTCCCGTCCGGTTTTGTAATATTGATGACTGCTCTCGACCCCGTCGGGATTGTGTACGGTTCACCGTTGTTGAGTAATTTTGCAATAATGAATCGTGTTGCCTTGTCTCCCTGTTTTGCAGATACTAAATATCTTTTTGTATCTCCGGACATTTCAAGATTGATGTACGTTATCAATTTCGTCAACGCTGCCATGCTCTCACCTCCTCTCGGTGCTGCCTCTTTTATTCTCCCTGTTCCTCAATCCAGTCATTGATAAATTTTTTCAGCCAATCAATATGACTTTGTGCCTCCTCGCTCAAAACCGTCATGCTGCCTTTGTTGTTGTCACTGGTGGTTTTTCCGCTGTCGGTCATTTCCGTGTATGTGAACCCCAAACGCTGCCCCTGTGCTGCATTTGTGGCGTTGAATCCTGTGATAACTCGTCTCATTCTGATTCCTCCATTCTTTCAATTATTCGGTTTTGTTCTTCCTGCACTTCGATTTCATCCTTTTCCATCTCATACAGTAACATCATCTGATTTCTCATTTGCTCATTGAGCATTTCCTGCTCCTCTGCCGTTATATCTTCTTTTTCCGGTATATCAGACTGTTCAATCCTTGTGTCTCTGCTTCCCTTTTGTCTTGTCTTTACTTCCCAGTAAAATTCAAGTTTCGGTGTGCCTTTTACTACAAAATAACCATCTTTTTCATTTGTTGATTCAACGTATAATTCGCCTGCTCCCTTTGCGGTGAGCATTACAATATATTTCATGTCTCTCTCTACCGTCAGCAGGAAATCATCACCAAGATACACATAGCATTGACCGTCCTCATCAAGTTTTCCCGTTCCCATGTCTCCGAACGTAGGGGATGCCGTTTCATATGCGTACATCTCGATGTTCCGTCCGTCATCGGTGTGTATGATTCGTGTTTTCTCCCCCATACATCCGATAGTTCCATACGCAAATATATTATTATTCGCCGTGAATCCATATCCCCATAGAGTGCCACCACTTTCACCGACAAATATATGTTTCCCGACATATCCCATTAGCATGGAATAATTGAGTTTTGACAATGTCCCTATCTTTAAATCACTATTGAGATACAATCCGGAATAAAATTTCGGTGATAATGCAAACACGTTCCCGTCATTTGTGATCTCGCAGTTTCCTCCAATGAGCAGTGAACCTCCGGTGATTTTTAGTGCTTTCGTTTCTGCCGAACCATCTCTATTGATTTTGAAGTTTGAGTTCGCTGTCACTGCTCCGTTCAAACTTATTTTCGAGGCGTTTATTGACACGCTTTCCGCTGATTGGTTTATCTTTGAAATAATCTCGTTACTTCCAACTTTTTTTGATACCGTTGAATTGATCGCATCGGCTTTCACTTTAATAGCAGCATTCATCTCTGTTGTGGTGGAATACTCTGTCAGCTTCTCGTCGGTCGCTGCGTTGGCGTTCTTCTCTGCTGCATTGGCTGCATCCTGTGCCGTCTTATTCGCTGCGGTGATCTTCTCTGACACAGAGGTCTTTGTCTCATAGGTCTTTGACACTCCTAAATTGATTTCATCGGCTTTCATGTCGATTGCCGATTTCATCTCCTCTGTGGTGGAATACTCTGTCAGCTTCTCGTCGGTCGCTGCGTTGGCGTTCTTCTCTGCTGCTGCAACTTTCTCCGATACAGTCTTTTTTGTTTCATACACCTGCGAAACGCCTAAACTGATCTCGTCTTTTGCTGCGGTGATATGTGATTCAACATCGCTTTTTGTGTAATATCCATCTTTCAACACCTTTTTTGTGTTGCTGTTGGCGATGGAAATTGCCTCCTCCGTAGCTGCTGCCGTTGCTTCTTTTTGAATATCCGCAAATGTTTTTCGTGCGTTTGAAATCTCAACCGTATTCTTTTTCGGTGTTTCCGGATATTCCGTAATTTTGACAATTCTCTGTTTTTCTTTTGTTCGGGTTTTCTTTGACACAAGCGTGACCGTGTCTCCGATTCCGTATGAAAGAATGTCTTTGTACTCCTCTGACGCTTTCGCAAGGTCAACAACCTCCGCAGTATATGCCTTGTACGGTCGTGACATTTCCTCAATCTTTGCCGTCGCATCCTCAATCAGACTTGTGGTGTTGGTGTATCGTTCATCTTTCCACACATACGCCTTGACTTTGGAACTATACTGAAAATTGTCGATGTAATCTTTTCCGGTCAACCATTCCGGCGTGATACCGTCTTTGCCTATCGGATAGATTCTTGTATAAAAATCATAGGTGTCGGATTTCAAAGATATTTTTCGGAGGTTTATCCCCTCTATGAAATAGCAACCTTTATCACTGCCTATTCTTTCGTAAATATTCACCGTTTTATTGATTGAATCAATGATACATTCGCACCTATATGTTGATAGGCACTTTTGCAGGACATCCCACGCCGTGATGTTCTCCTGCTCGTCAATGGTTCTTTTCTTTGTGACCGTGCATGTTCCAACATGCCACCTCGTACCCTCGAACGCAAACTCAAGACATGCTCTGATTGTCTGTTCATCCGATTCAAAGCCATACGGGAACGCTGTCCCCTCCAACTCCTCGACATTGAGAACGGCAGTGTATTTGTTGAATTGTTCTCCCTTTTCAACTGCTTTGATGACAAATTCATCTGTTTTTGTGTGTATATAATATTCTTCTTGCAATAAACCAACCAACGCTCCCGACGCAGGATATGCAAATGTCATTTCCTTGTCACCGGAATCCAGTGTCGTGGTGATTGCTCTGTCTTTGAATCCGGACAGTGTTCCGATTCTTTTCTTTCTGTCATTAAAAATTTGCAACGCTCTCACCTCCTAAATCCACATTGGAGTGTACTTGATTGTCACTCTTGCGTTTGTATCAGAGAATGTGAGTGCTGTTTCTCCCGACTTTAGCACCGGAAACGCCCATAAATCCACTTTGTCAAATGCGTTCGCCCCGTCGATTGTCACAAGTCCGGTTTTTGCGTCAATCACAACCGTTTTTCCTGCTGCAAGACTTTCCACGATGATGTCATCATCTCCCAACCCGCCGATTGTGTAGTTCGTCAATGCTTTCTTTGCATATACCTCTACAACGCACGGAGCGTCTCTTGTGCCTACTTTATAGAACGATACAGAGGTTTTTCCATCAAATACGATTGAGAGGTCGTCATCGACAAAAAAGCCGTCAAATTCGATATTCACAACATATCGTTCTTTCACATTCTTTTTCTCATAATCATTCGATGTGATGAATCCGATGTACATTCCTTTGTACCCGTCAAGTTCTAACTTGCAAGCCTTTGTGAAATTCATCATAAATTCTGATGCTGCCCGAATGATATTGTTTCTGTTCTTGCCCTTGAAATAAATCGAAAGTTTCAAATGTCCCATCTGAACCTCTGTCTCAAATTCCGTCGGCAGTGCTGCTCCCGTCAGCCATTCATAGCTATTCGAGAATGAGGGAGGCTGCACATCGGCGGTCAACTGTTTGGCGTCATATTTTCTGATGTCTATACCATTTATTTTCATCGCCCTGTTTTACCTCCCTTTTCTTCTGTCTGTGACCATTTGTGCATCAACTTTCGACACGGTTCTGCTTGCGACCTCGTCTCCGTCGATGTATGTGTGGTTCGTTACATACACAACATTTGATTTTTGAACGGCATCCAGTTTCTTGTCGAGGATGTTGTTCAATTTGTTGTAAAATTCCGCAAGTGGCAAGATTGCCTCGTCTCCCGCCTCGCCTCCTACCATGAGGTTGTTGCCGTTGGTTCCGAACACCGTCGGGTTTGTCATGATGCCTCCGGATTTGTACCAACTGATTCCGAAATGAGGTACAGACGGCGGGTTGATTGAAAAGCTTCCACTAATCGAAATGTGCGGTAATTTCAACTGTGGCAATGACCAACTAAAATTGAACGCACTTTTTATTCTTCCTAATGCGTTTGAAACCGTTGACTTTGCACTTTCCATTTTTGAAGAAAATGCAGACTTTATCCCGTCCAGTATTGAGGATGCGGTTGACTTCGCACTGGATAATTTTGACGAAAACGCCGACTTTATGCTGTCGAGTTTTCCTCCGGTCAATGTGTTCGCCTGTGACATGAGAGAGTTCATTGTATCTTTCACGCCCGTAAAAGATGCGGACACGATTCCCTTGATACCGCCTCCGGCGTTCGTGTACGCCGTTTTCATATTGTTCAATTTTGTCGAAACATTTGATTTCGCCGTCTCCATGAGAGAGGTCGCTTTATCTTTGATATTGGTAAAATCTGACGACCACTTTGTCTTGATCTCCGAAACCTTTGTTGAAAATCCGGTTTTAATCTCATTCAGTTTGTTGGTTGCATTATTTTTCCATTCGGTCATTTTTGTCGTGACCGTG